TGAATTGACTGCAGAATTGATTTCGACCATTAAGACCAATTCATCTCATTGTAAGTTTATATCTGATCAAGTACAACACAAGATTAGACAAAAATATACTATGGATGATGAAATGTATTTTTCCAGAATTGCATCAGCAACAGCTTTGGGTGTATATGAATTAAAACCTGGCGAAAATGAAAAATTAATGCAATACAATGGATATATTGAGAGTGTGAGACTTTGGGCTAAACAAGAGCGAATAAAACTTGGGCTTGATTGATATGATCCCGTATGAAATCACCGAACAAGTTAACAAAACGATCAATGAATCTGTTGAATACAAAACAGATTACGACTATACGGTAAATTGGAGCACTGGGCTCCAGCTATATTAAATCTAAATTTTGAAAGTGATAAATACCAATAACAAATCCAATAACATTTTATGGTTGTTCTAGCGAAAATCAAGCTAGAGATTATCAACTATGAACATTTGGATACGTTAAACCTCGGAGGAATTGACCCGAGTACAGACGTGGAGAACAGTGTCGTTGAAGCGTCTAGATTTTCTATATTCATGGAAAATCATAATTATCAAATAACTTAAATAAGTTTAAGGAGAGATTATGACTCAAAAGGTCATTGGTCCTACCAATAGGCCTCAGGAGTCGTTTCTGACTCTGAGGGATGGAACGGGGCCAAGAAGTAAATGGGCTTAATGAAGATGAGGAAATGACATGGAATTTTTAGCCGCTCTGTTATGTGGTCCCCTGGACAGGTTAAGGGGACACTCCTCTCATATCCTGAACCTCCGAATCCTGGACAAACTGTCCTATGCTGTGGTTCTGTCTCTCGCCTTGGGCTACTCCCCGGAGGCGTCGCAGTTCTGGTTTCTGGTGGTCGCCATGATGCTTGGAATGTCCCCTGGATGGGGGACACCATTGGGTTCGGCACTCGGTAGAGTACCAATGAACCCAATGGACCTTGAGTGGTGGCAATTTGGTATCCTGGAGCGGAACACTTGGCTGGCCCTCGCCGCTCGTGGTGTGCTCTGGGGTTTCCCAGCCTCGATGGCGGCTCTTCTGTACTGGGACCCTCTTCCATTAGTTTATATGTCTATTTTCGCTGTTGCGATGCCGTTGGCGGCTTTGCTGGGCCCTCGGCTCCCATTGGACGATGACGATTGGGGACGTTCCGAGTGGTTGCGGGGTTGGATAGTCGGGGCAATGCTTTTGGTGGCGAACTGGTTCTCTGGAGGCTTTAATGTCTAATTTTGTTATAAATAGTCAATAAGACCCTATCTGGAAATAGCATGACAAGAGAAGATTTCAAAGAGTATATTCTCCGCAATCTTGGTTCGCCGGTTGTTGATATCAACATCGATGAACAACAGATCGAAGATCGGATCGATGAGGCCCTGGAATATTTCAGACTATATCACTATGATGGCATTGAGGAAATGTATCTTAAACATCGGCTGACATCATCAGTTTTCACTTTACAGCAACCCATTGCCGAACAGTTTGATATCGGTCAAGAGATCATTGGCCTCGAGTCTGGCGCGACAGCATATCCAGCAAGACCTTCTAATGCCAAGTCTGAAGGTAATACTCTATATGTCTATAAGATCAAGGGTGAATTCATCCCAGGTGAGCAGATCGTCATTAAAGAACAACCAAACCTAGTTGTTGCTAATATCGTCTCAATTGAGCTTGGTGATACAGACAATCGTTTTATCACACTACCCGATCATGTCTATGGGGTAATCAAAGTTTTACCAATTTCTGCAACTAGCACGTCACAGTCTTTGTTCGACGTTCAGTACCAGTTGCGCTTACACGATCTGTTCGACTTAACATCTGTTAGTATCATCTATTACAAACAGACAATGCAGCACTTGTCATTGCTCGACTTTGAGCTAAATCGCAAACCATCAATCCAATTCAATCGAATGACCAATAAGTTGTATCCAAATATCAATTGGACATCGGATACTAGACCAGGTGATCNNNTAAAGTCTGGAATGATCCATGGTTAAAACAGTATGCAACAGCGCTGGTAAAAAGAAATTGGGCAACTAACATCAAGAAATATTCTGGTATTCAGCTCCCGGGCGGTGTCACTCTGAATGGTCAAGCGCTTTATGATGAAGCTATGAATGAAATCAGAGAACTTCAGGATGAATTGATCAACAAGCAAGCCCCCTTGAATTTCTTTATTGGTTGATTGAAATGGCTAAGAACCCATATTTCAAATTTGGAACCAATTCAGAGCAGAATGTTGTTGAAAATCTGATCATTGAGTGTTTGCAAATCTATGGTCAAGAAATGTTCTATATTCCTAGAACGCTTGTTTCCAAAGACGAAATTCTGGGCGAAGATCGACTAAGCGAATTCAAGAATGCCTATCCAATTGAGATGTATTTTGAAAACGTTGACGGATTTGGTGGCAACGGGGCTTTCATGTCCAAGTTTGGGCTAATGATTGAGCAATCGGCAACTCTAGTAGTAGCCAGGAAACGTTGGCAACAAGCTGTAGCTCAGTATGGTCAAACCATTCTTCCAAATAGACCAGCTGAGGGTGACCTGTTGTACTTCCCTCTCACTGGTGGTCTATTTGAGATCAAGTTTGTTCAGCATCAAAATCCGTTCTATCAAATCGGGAAGCTTTATACCTATAAGCTTGATATTGAACTCTTCCAGTATGCATCTGAACGGATTGATACAGGCTATAATGTTATCGATGACTTTGAATCTCTCAAGACATTTGACATTGATCCATCGGTGACCAAGTTTGGAATGATTGATTCAATTCAGGTGACAAATGGTGGCACAGGTTATACATCAGCAACCGTATCAATTAAATCAACGACCGGCAAGGGTGCAACTGCAACAGCAGTAATCTCTAATGGAGCAATCACTGCAATTAATGTGACAAATCCAGGAACGGGTTATCAAGATGTAACAGTCGTTATTACTGGTGATGGGTCTGATGCAACAGCTACTGCAACTCTAATCAATGACATCGACAAGGTCGAATCATACGGTGATAACAATTCATTCAAGCGAGAAGCCGAGTCATTTATCTTCAATGACAGAAACCCATTTGGCGAAGTTGATCCGGACTAAAAACAATGCTAAACAATAACATTTTCTATTGGGGGGTCATTCGCAAATTGGTGGTCTCATTTGGCCATCTGTTTTCTGACATCTATATTGAGCGACGGCAAGGAGATTCTGTTGCTGGCGATGTGATTCAGACTCTGCAGATCCCAATCAGTTACTCAGCAAAAGAGAAATGGCTAGTCCGAATCGACTCCGATCCAAATCTAACTAATCATACATACACAACACTACCAAGATTGGCATTTGAAATTGTTGGGTACAATTACGATGCATCAAGAAAGCTTAATAAGATGAGTCAAATCATCTGCCATAAAGATGGTCAATCATCCTCTGTCTACGCACCAGTGCCATATAATGTAACGATCAATCTGTATGTACTAACCAAGACTCAAGAAGATGCCTTGCAGATTATCGAGCAGATTCTACCGTCATTTAGCCCTGAATACACCATGTCTCTGAATATCATTCCAGAGATGAATCTGGTTCAGGACATTCCCATTGTATTAGACGGGATTTCTGTTGAAGATGAATATGAGGGAAATTTTCAACAAAGAAGATTTGTTACCCACACACTAACATTTACCGCCAAGTTGAACCTATTTGGACCAACTCTACAGTCTAAGCCGATCTATCATACTGAAGTAGATCTAAAGAACTTTGAGTCTGGAATTACTATGGCTAGACATGAAGCTGATGGGGATCCAGATACTGGAGAGATAACTGATAGATGGATCTATCCGGAATAGTTGTCCAGGACTCACCAGAGGACGTCTGGGACACTCTTTAATCTTGGATGATAGATACTATGTCTGGAGATTTTCTTGACTAGAGATGATCTGGTTAAGGATTCATTCTTGGTATAGACTTAACCAGATCTAGATTAGATCTTTATGATTAGGTTTGGTTCTTTTCTTGTTCTGGTATTCTAAGAACCTTTTAATGGATCTAATCTAGATTATTCCTAAATAGTTTCTAGGTAGTTACTAGATTCTTTTATGGATATGTTTCACAGAGAACCATTATAACAATTGATGTAAACCTTGTACAATCAAATGTGATCAAATGTAGTCAAAAGATGGGAAATAATGCCAATGGAAGTTTCGGTCTACAATAATAACAAGCATCTCAAGGCAGCTGGAGTAAAGATACCATTTACTGAAGAGCAGGTTGCTGAGTACATGAAGTGTGCTGAAGATCCGTTGTACTTCATTGAAAATTACGCGAAGATTGTATCTTTGGATCATGGCGTAGTCCCCTTTAAGATGTTTGATTATCAAAAAGATCTTATTCTAGCCATTCATAAAAATAGAAACGTGATTGGATTATGGCCGAGACAGTTTGGAAAATCGACCTCTGTTGGTGCTTATATCGCGTGGTATATTTTGTTTAATGATAATAAAACAGCCGTAATCTTAGCTAATAAACAAGCTATTGCTATTGAGATTTTTGGGCGAGTCCAATTCATCATTGAAAATTTACC